TTCTTTAACTATTTTATTTTTTTTCTTAACTATTTTCTTAGCTTTCCCAGTGAGATTATTACCACCGCTAGTTAATAAGCCAGCTCCTAGTATTAATCCAGCTACTTTATAAGCGCCTAATGCTATTAGTATTGTAATTGTAATTATAGCTATTGCTAATATTATTATAGTTATTTTGTGTTTTTTTATAAATTTCAACATATCAATCTCCTTTGAAATATTTAGACATAGCCCATTTTTCCAAGATCACTCCTCCGATAAATGTTACGCTATTTAGCATTATCATTACTACTAAAGGTACACCAATTATATTTAATAATGTAGGTGATGTTATTAAAGTAATAAAATATATAGCAATGTAAATAAGCATAGTTGTAAAAAAACCTATAACTTTTCTGCTTTTAAAATTCATATTTTCTCCTTAAATGTATATATCACTGTTCTTGCAATAATTAAAAAGCTGCATAGGATCAAAATAGATCCTCGGCTTCCTTTCTTTAGCCACATAAGAATTCATATTATGCTTCAGTGATTTGATGAATTTCTTATCTAATTGATAGGTGAAAATTTCATAGTGGGCGTGAATTCCTGTGCTGTTACCTGAGCTACCTGCAATACCAACTATGTCATCAGGTCTTAAAAACATATTTCTCTGTAACCAATTTGGCTTTTCTTGTAAATGAAATATATTAATATAAAACATAACTTCATTTAGTTTCGTTTTCAATTGCACGAAAAAACCTTCTCGCTCACCTTCTGAAATTCTATTCACCAGCGATGAAAACCCTGCCCACACGTGTAATTTATCATCAAATCCATAATCTACACCAACGTGGTATTCTGACTCACCACGAAGCTCTCTGAGTCCAAATGGAGATGTTATTCGTAGATCCTTATATTTATTCATTACCTTTCATTCCATTTAATACTTTTTTCAATTCACTTATTTCATTGTCATATTCTACACTAACACTTTTAATTCCATCAAATATATAAGATAAATGCTTATCGAAAATAAATTTAGTTTCATTTTTTATATCATCACAAACTTTTTCATATGAAACACCAAAAATATCTCCATCATATATTTTTCTACCATATTCAATGACACTAGTTAATATATATTTTATCTTATCAGAGCGATAATTATTCCAATGCATACCTGTTTTACTACTTAATGAATTATTGTATATTGCTACAACAATAAGCTCGTATGTGAATGCTTTAAGCTCATTAAGATAACTCTTTAGGAGACGACCGATCATTGAATTTGAATCAACTTCTAGTGCATTACAGTGCAAATTAAATAACTCCGCATATAATATATCTTGCTCTTCTCTCGCAAGCCTCTTTTCCTCTTTTATCTTTTCATGTTTTAATTCTGCTATTCTAGCTGCAGTCCTCTCTATGCCGTCTTCTTTTAATCTTCTATTATAAGTATCTTTTTTCTTATACATCTTTGTTTGAATGAAGATCACTATATTTGGTATGCTTATGATTATAGCTGTAACTATACCAACGATTAAACTACTTAAAGCCCTTATATCTCCAAAATTCATTATAAATCCTTTTCCAAAATTGTATTTTTTTAAGCAATTCCTTTCGCTTAGCTTTTTTATTAATTATCATATTATTTTATCTTTTTTTATTAAATTATCATTTTTCCATAAAGGCTGCATATTAGTATAATGAAAACAAATCTCTTGTTCTTCTGAATTTTTTAATTCAAAGGCGGAACATGGTAAAATATGATCTATGTGCCAACCGTGATAACCGTAATTCTCCCAAGTCATGCCTGGTGTAAATAGTGATTCAAGGTGTTTTTTGAAATATTCAACAGAACACCCTAGTAAATTTTCAGTTGTTTTAGATTTAGAATTTCCATTTAATACTTTATTTATTCTATTTCTTGAATTATGTAATATTCTATAAGACATATCTGTATTATATCTATTTTTTTTATAAATAAAATGATTATAATCTATTCTTTTTTTATTTTCATTATAATATGCTATAAATTTATCTTTATTATTCTTATAATATACTTTTCTTTTTTCCTTTATCTCTTCTTTATTATCCTCATAATATTTTTTTTTATACTTCTTATTGTACTCTTTATTTTTTTCTTTATTTTTTATACTATATATTCTAGATTTTTCATTAATTTTATCTCTATTTTTAGCCCTATATTCATTTGCGTATATTTTTTTACATATTTTACATTGAGAAGCAAAGCCATATTTACCGCTTTTTTCTTTTTGAAAATTATTTAAATTTAATTCTTTTCCACACTTCGTGCAAATTTTTGTTTTATTATTTTCCAAATTTTTTTCCATATTTTATTATCTTTTTTTCTAGCCGTATTCTTAATAACTTCATTTAGTAAATCCCACCCTGAGTAATCTTTACTTTCTCCATAATACTTACTTAAAATTTTAACGATAGCTTCTATATCCCCCTGGTGTTGAGGTAGATAGTTTAATCCACGTTCCACACCAGTTGAATGAATAATTTCTTCCAGATCTATGATTCTCGCCTTGAGAGATATTAAAAGTTCATTATTGAAATGCATGTTTTATCCTATGTAAAAATATCCCCTGTGGAATAGTTATCTGATATTTGAGTATCACCAGAATCAATCCAATTGTTACTAGCATTTAATGCGGCATCACTTGTTAGCGCAGAACCATATGTACAACCATTAAATCCATTGGCTACACCACTAGAAGAGGTAATGCTATCAGCTTCACATGCAGAAAATGTAGAGCAACTACTAAACCCCCTAGCGTCTCCACTATCAGCACTTATTGAAAAAGCTTCACTAGCTGATATTTTAGTGCAACTAGCGAATCCATAAACTGTTTGATTTCCATTTCCAATTAAGGATTGGGCAAAGCAAGCTGACATTCTTGAGCATCCAGAAAATCCAGTTAATGCATAATTTCCGTTTTGTGTAAAAGTAAAAACACCGCAGCTAGTCATTCTACCGCAAGAATTAAATGCTATAGCAGTACCTGATGAATGTGTTAAACCAGTAACATAACATCCGCTTATATAAGAACAATTGCTATATATAACCAAGGTATTTGAAGAATCTGATATTACGGTTTTAATTTGCACATTGCTTATGCAATTACTACTATCGACAACCTTTACGATATCGGCTCCGCCACCAGAATAGGTAAAATTAGATATAATTCCACCTGAAACATTATCACAATTCGATAAAGCTCTCGTTTCATTGTTTCCAGATCCAGAATTTTCTAAATCATCTATAGTAAAGCCTGTAACACAGTCGCAATTTTTAAGTCCATAAAGATCACAAGATACTGTATCTAAATCTGATATTTTTATACTTGAAATATTATTACTATCTATTATCCCACATAAATCGCCAGTACCAGAAGTATCTAGTGTTTCTATCCTACAGCTAGAAACTTGAGTACATGCATTCATTCCTTCAACAGTACCTGCACTATTATGTGATTTATTTAACTGTAATATTAAGCTACTACCGATTTCAGTACATGAATGCATTCCATAAACAGAGCCACCAACTGATTTAACTTCAAGATCATATATTGATATAGCAGATAATCTTTCTGCATATTGACATCCATATACATCACCGCCTGATGCGCCCTTACCTAATGCAAGTATAATAACAGCTGATATATTATAACAAGCGGTTAGACCTGCAGCTGCTCCTTTAATACCATGCACATCACCACTCGTACAGTCAAGATCTTGTATAGATCCAGCTGATATATATAAGCTTCCAGTTCCACTAAGACCTCTGATACCAATTGTCCCTGAAACTGAGTCTAGCTCTTTTATTTGAAATGCATTTAAACGGTTACATCTTTCTATTCCATACGTAAAACTTGCCGTAGAATTAAGTTTTTCAATTATAATTCCTGCTAGATAATTACATGCTAACATTCCTATGCATATACCTGAAGATTCAAGATCGTATACTTGACAACTTGACATGTTCCAGCATGATGAAAATCCCGTCATTGTACCATTATTTGTATCGCAATTCTGAATTAAACAACCTAAGTACTTAGTTGTTCTATTTTGGTCAGATGTACCACCTTGAAATCCTACAAAATTTGTAGTACTATATCTTTGAGTGGTTTTACAATTTTGAAATAATACTTTTTCTGCATTTAAACAAAATGATTGAGTTACTGTATTTGTATTAGTTCCAGCACCTCTAACTTCAACATTATAAAGTGCAGCACTTTCAGTGGTTACATCTATATAACCTCTCGCATTACCAAAATTAAAATATCCACCTGGCTCTGCAAATATAATTTCGCAATTATTAGTTTGAATATAACCCCATGTTTCAGCGCCTTCTAAAAATGATATAGGACCACTACATAGATACCCACCAGTTATGGCAGATATATAAATAGATTTATATTCATCTTTTATTTGATATTCATTTGCGCCACCAGTGGACTCAATCATAGCATTAAATTCAGCCTGAGAATTTACAACATAGTCATAAATATCCCTTCTAGCTATTGCCTGAGTCAAACCATCCTTAGTATCGCTTCCTTGCGATTGTATCGCAATACCTTGTGACTCAACAGCTCTACATATTTCTTCTTGCACATTAGTAAGCCAAGCTGCAGGAACCGTAGTCCCTGGAGGCCCATCTTTAAATATATTTCTACCTTCTGAATCTGTTGTTTTATTTGCAGCTTCTATTCTTGATGCCATAATTAATCTCCTGCAATTCCCCATCTACCTGGTGAAAAATACCATTTTCCTGTAACGCTATCAGGTGCGCTCATATCTTGAACTGTAATACCTAACATGTATACACTATCAGCCGCTAATGACCAGTTTATACTACCTGGACCAGAAGTAATGCTAGCTAAATAAATTGGATTATTGATTGGTATTGAAGCTACTGAGTATAATGAGTGATATACTATACCTTCTAATAATATTTCTAATGTTGTAGCATTTGATGCTATTGTTGGTTCATTCATTACCAAACCAACTCTGCCGTTCATTGTAGATGTAGTAGCTTCTGCTCTTACCCATTCGCCATCTGTTGATTGTTTTACTGGAGCCATCCAGCTTAAATCAGATCCAGCTGTTTGACTATAAAGCTTCCAGCCCTTTCCAGTTTTATCTGTTGTTATGTAATCAGACTTTGGCTTGTTCCAGAAATCACCTGGATTTACAAATTCTGGTTCCATTATTGTTACTAAAAAATCCCTTATGTCTTGTGCTGAAATTTGCCCAGTGACATTATCAGCCATGAGTGTTATCAACGCTGCACGTGTTCTTTGTGTATCGCTCAAAATATTTCTCCTATTCATGTTTCCATGATTTATTTTTTATTTTTTCCACTATTGTGGTTTTTTAAATCCTAATCCAAACTCAGAATGCGAACAATGTCCACCTGAATCTCTATCAAATTGTTGTGAAAATGCTTGATGAAAACTTCCTTTCCAAGCAATTCCATCATAATCTTTATTATTAGCGAATGCATTTGAAAACATTCCATCATAATCTAATTCTTTTTCTTGTAATAATCCCCATGAATTATCATAAGAAGGAACTCTACTAAATCCTCTACCAAAAGCATTAGTGAATTCTACATTGTAAAATTGATATAATAAATGAGTATGAGCTGGTTTAAGTTTTTGAAACTTAGACATTAATCTGCTTATGTTAACTTCATATGGCTCCTCTACAGAAGCTATATCTATATCAACTCTCCAATAAAAGATATTGTTTTGATCTCCACATGGATCTCCAGCTTGTCCAAATCCAGCCCAAAAAGGTCTAAATTCTGTTACATCAATATCATAACCTAAATTTTCAGCTAATTCTTGAAAATAAGCCTCATCTTGTTCACCTCTTTTTAACAAAGATAAAGTTAATTCATCTTTTCTTCTATCTATTGTATTCCCTAAAGTCAAGCCTTCTTCTGGTAAATCAAAATCGGTTTCATGTTCTGTTATAAGTTCACTTGTTGTTGATATAAAACTTTCATCTACTAAATCATCAGTTCTATCATCAAGTCTATTAAATTCTATTGCCAATCCTTTAAAGAAATTAACAAATAATGTTCCAGACTGTCTTGTCCAATATTTACCTCTTGGCAATAAGGATAATAATAAATTTTTATAATTTTCTGAAGTTTTTGCCATAATTACCCGCTATAATCACTAAAAGTTATGTCACCTAAAACATGTACTCTATTGGTCGCTACAGAAACATCATCCGTAGGTGATAATATCCTACATCTTTCCTCTCCTAATGATAAGGAAATAGCTTCATACATTCTTGATAAATATATAGTTTTTCCAGGCCCACCATCATTAAGAAATAAATCCTCTAATTGAGCTGTTATAGTAGCCTGAACAGCTGTAGTATTTGGGTATATTTCTATCGACATATTAATAGTATCTGCAGATGCATCAATAACAAAAAATCCTGGCTCCGCAGTTACTGGTATTCCTATTTGTTTACCAGTAATATCATCTGTGTGTTGAACTATCCACGCTCTTAAAGCATCTCTATCAGTTGAATCTGGAAAAATATTATCCTCTCCATCTCTAACATAAACAAGACCAATTGTTCCAACTCCATAATATTCAGGCAAAGGCCATGCCCTTGTAATTGTTGTAGAATATTCTAATGCCCAAGCTTCGTAATCAGATTCTGCTCCACCATGTGGTGGTTGTCTTTTTCTTGTTAAAATTCTAGCTCTATAACTATCATTTGATTCTTCATCAATTCCGCCTGTAATTCCAACAGAAGAAACTGTTAAAGATGACGTAACCCCTACTATTGGGGATATAAACGTTAATGTCGTACTTCCATTTTCATTATAATCAGATCCAGATTCATCAGCTTGTATGCTTAATGTAGCTCCACCACTTGCTATAGTTGCTATAGCTGTTGTATTATATATATTACCAGTACTTGATTGTAATTGAGTTCCAGCAGCTATTACTATTCCATTAGTACCGCCAACAGTGCCTGTTCCAGATGCCTGTGTACCAAAATCTTTTGATATTCCATATTCTGATCCATGTACCTGTAAAGATTCTGCATCTGCTGTTGTTATAAAAATTTGATTTTTAGTATAAGCTAAATAATCATATGTTAAATGAAAAGCTCCAGCTAAAACTTTTGCTATTATTTTAAAAACAGACCTTCTTAAAAAGTCAGTTGGAGAGCTAATCTCAGCTTTTATATCTGATTCAATTCTATCTTTTATTGTAGCTATCGTAGGTCTTGTAAAAGGCATACTATACTCCTAATTGTGATTCCCATAAATCATTAAATTTAAATACTTCCAATGATTCGTCAAATTTAAAAATTCTTACTTCCATATTTAATATATCATTCCCAGGAGTTCCTTCCCTTGTAACGTCTACTTCAATTGTTTGACATACTTCATCATCGACCATCCACTCTAATGCTTCTAATGCATATTGCTGCGTCAACTCTAGTACTTCATCTGTAGTTTTCATTCTTTCGATAAGCCAAAGTTTAGACCCGATTTTATCTTCTTGAACATCTGATAAGGTATCACCCCACCAGCCTCTTTTATCATTAAAGTCATCAATATTATCATAAATATCAGCCCTTCTATTTGTGAATAGACTTATATTTACAGCAGTTTCAAATCCTTCTTCTCTGTCAAAATCACCGTTATTTAAAGTGAAATTTCCAGTTCCTGTGTCTTG